GGTTTTTTATGTGTTATGATAAAAGGGTGAGGTGGGAGGGATAGACTGTCATCACAGGGGAATATATGACTTGCTAAAATAAGACTTCGTCTTTTTCTGTGATTGACTACAGAAGACTTCGTCTTGTCAAGAGCGCACGGAGTGCGCGAGAGGGTAAAAAAAAGAGGGGAGACAAGCTCCCCTCAGTTCCCCCTTTAATGGGCGACTACGCCCATCAGACGCACAAGTGCATCTTTAGTAGCCCCCTCAAAGCCTGCTACATCGAAGCCAGTAGCTTCGAGGTCGCGCAGAAGTTCCTTCTTCGTAGGACCATCCTGCTTACGCGCAGCAACCTTTGGTTTTGCTACATACACGCCCTCACGGACGAGTTTCGAACGTACAGAACGCACGCTCTTTTCGATAGACGCTGCGATATCTTCGATATCAGCACCAGCCTGGTACTGTTCTACAATTGCAGCAGTCAATTCTGGTGAGTAGTTCACCACTTTTTGAGTATCAGCCATATTACATCTCCTTATGACTTAGTCTTTGGTGAGATCAGTCTTGAGGCGATCTCTTCCCTCATCTTCTTTATATATAATATCAAAACTTTTTGCAAAGAGCAAGTGAAAAGTGAAAGTCTAGTGCGCCTCGCGCTTATCAAATTATTTTAGCCATTCATCTCAATTTCTATATAGAGAGTACCAAATTTTTAACGCGAGTGCAAGCGAAAAATCGCTGTGCCGTCGTACATCGTGTGGCGCAATAATTTTACATAGACTTGCCTTTGAGTAGCGCGCAAAGCTATTTTTCGCTTGACAACGAGAGGAGACTTGTGCTACACTAGCGGCGCTGACATTTTCGACCAGAAAAAAGTTTCGTAGATCTACTACTTAGCGCGGCGCAGATAGGACTTTAAGTTATTTGGACATGTACTACCATTTGCGTTGACTTTTTACTTGACAATCGTCGAACTACTACTGGTGCAGTTACACTGCACAGTTAAGAAATTAAATGAAGAATGGTCGCTAAGTTGAAATCAAGGATTAAAGTTGGTCAGCAAGTAGTTGAATTCATTTTATTTTCTTGGTTTAAGAACACCATTCACCGCATTGTTTTCCTTGACTATTTGGGCCCCGGGGACCTGCTAAGTCCTTGTTATCCTTCATAAATTGTCAATTGTAGAGCATTTCCAATATCGCTTCGCTGATAGTCTAAACCAATGCGAGCTTGTTGAGCTTCAGTTTCATAGGGACAGGATTGAACACCACAAGGCCAAACAGCTGGCTTACCGCCGCTTGCATCCCAACAGTTAATTCCACAGACTGAGCAGACGCCTGTTTTCTTTCCAAAAATTTGTTTAGCCATTTGCAAATGCAACCTCCATGTGATTGTTAGCTTTTACAGCATCTTTTGAGTTGATGCCTATCTTAGCAACCTCTGCTAAGACTTCGTGATTATCGTCAAACATAATTTTGTTATAGTTTTTCCAACGAGTTTCGAAAAATTCTGAAAGCATTTCGCGTTTCAGTTGACCATCTGGACGAGTATCGCCTCTTGGCCTTGAGAGAGTATGCTCACAACCTAGAGCGTGTTTAGCGAAAAAGAGTTTATCAGCTTCGCTTAGAGTGCGAGCAGTACACACCATAACAGGTAAGTGTTTGCGCTTTAGAAAACGAAACAGTTTGACTAGTGGAAGCAAAGTATCTTTTTCGATATTTTCCCAAGTAGCAAGTCTAAACCACTCATCAAGAATTACACGACCATTTGCGTCACGAGGTGTACGATGTTCAGAGTTGATTAGTGTTCCATCTAGATCGAATATAAAAACTGTTTTCAAAATTTTCTCCTTATTTGTTTTTCTTATATATAGTTATAAACTAGTTTTGACCAAATTGCAAGCACAAAATGGTCTTTAGACGCATTTTTCCTAGTAGCTGTGGCAAAAATGTCACACCTCTAATACATTGAAAACAAAAAGAAAATCCGGCCCCGGGCCGCCCGCAAACTCTTGAATTAGTTAAACAATCTGGCTTGTTTCTTGTTCAAGAGTTTCGACAACAGTTTTTAGAGCTTGGTTGCGACCATGAAAACGATTATCCATGTCTATAATATTCCAGCCACCTAAATCAAACATCTTTTGTTTTTTAATAGTAAGCTGGTCAAAAGCTGAGACAGCCTTTTCGTCATTAGGGCTGTATTTCCAATAACGCAATGGGTCATTAGCTCTACGCTCTAAAAGATTGCGCTGTTTAGTTTCATTCACAGACAACCACAGTTTGATAAATAAGATAGGCTGATCTTGTTCCCATTCAATAACATTTTTCATAAAGTTATCATATTGGTTTTGAGAACACCAACCCATAACAGGTTGAAGCAAAGCACGCGAATAGTAAGAGCGGTCATAAAAAACAATCTCACCCTGTTTTGGCATAATCTTTGACCAACCAGCCAGCCATGCTTTCATCATGCGTTTTGTTGGCATAAATGACGGCACAATGCGGTGAGCATATGGGGGTAGGTATCTTGTCAGTTCTCGAATAGTGCCAGATTTACCAGCACCATCTCTGCCCTCAAGCAAGACAGCAACGCGAAATTTATTCTTATGAACAATCTCAGCCTGTTCATTTAGGCGAATCAAAAATTGAAGATTTTTTTCCATAACACAACATCCTTAGAATTAGAGGGGTTTCTTGTGAGGGATTGCCCTTTCCCACCTGCGTCTTAATTTTATAGTCGTTACAGGCTTAACCGCGTTTATCGCTCGACTTACTCGACTAGTCTGAGTAGTGCTTAAGCATTGCTGATAAGCAATCTTTTGTTGCACCCATTAGACCATCAGTAGGAAACGGAACGACTTTTTCAAGTTCGATCATAATTTCCTTTTTAGTTGGTTCGTCAGCCTTTTTAGCTTTTGCTTTTGGCTGGGCTACATAAACGCCTTCACGAACCAGTTTTGAACGAACAGAGCGAACAGATTTGCCAATGGCCTCTGCCACTTGTTCGATAGCGATACCCTCTTGATAGAGAGCAATAGCTTGGTTAGTCATTTCTGGGGTATAATTTACAGCTTTTTCAGTCATTTTAACATCCTTTTTGACTTAGAGAGGTTTCCATTTTCAGGACTAGTCACTTGACTTTTCTTAACGCTCTCTTTATTTGATAATATAGTTATACCTTATTTTTTCGTGAAAGTAAAGCAAAAAATGCGTTGTGAGTGCATTTTTTTCGTAAAAAGCTAAAAGTGTTGTATTTATGCAACACATTTTGTCAATGATTTCAACGACTTAGCCAGCCCCCGGGGCGCCGCTAACTGGTTGATTTTAAGTAAAAATCAGCCAATATAATGCGCCTCCCCAAATTATTGTATCAGTTGCGACAGAGTAAGCCAGATATAGGCCAATCATTATTTTTTTCATATTCATAAGCTAACCCCTTTCAGAATTAAGATCTGTAGAATTAAGATAGCGATAGGCACGCAAGTTCTGACAATTTCCAGAAATAGCCTAAATATATTCAGGGCAGTCATCGTACACCTCCCCAAAATCTTCCCATTCTTGCGCCCAATCTGGCTGACCATCGTCTTGCCATTGCTCACGCTCATCAATTTCATCAAGCGCACGATTGAGCAGTTGAGCTTGACGCTCTGACGGCTGGGCATTTTCCAGCAACGCAACCGCTTCATGCAGTTCGTCATGGGTGAGGTTTTCGATTTCGTCAACGCGAAGTGTTTGAATGTTTAGCATTTTTTAGCTCCTTTTTCAGATTTCGATTTAATTGTGGCGGTTGCAGTCAATGATTGCCTGTTTCTGAGAACGTGAATCCCAACGCGGCTTTTTACGATTAAAGGGCGTTGTGCGGTAGACTGGTTCGCCGTATTTGTATTCTGCATAATTATTGCTCCCAAAATGTTTGCGACAAAAATCGCGGATATAGTTTAGAATTTTGCGAAAATTCCAGTTGAGTTTTTTGCATATCTGAACAGCCTTGCCTTGGTAGCCGCGAATTTGGTTGAGCGATACAGCAAAAATTTCAGTCCAACCAGATTTGACCCCAACAGCGATTGCATCAGTCTGTGCCTTGAAATAGTCAAGACCTTTTCGCGCCATCATAATTTGAGAAAGTTGCTCGACCAAATAAGTCTTGCGGTCATCATTTAGCACCAGACAGTTGTGAAAGTTGACAGTCCAACCATTGCGACCATATGAGCGCAAAAATTCTTTGAAGCGACCCTCTGGAAAGCCATCAGCATCTAAGCGGTGGTTGCCAGTCCAGCCAGTCTTGAAAAGAGTTTTGTCGTTGTCTGTGATAGAGATAATATAGTTAGCCATTTTTCATCCTTGTTTCTGTGACTCTTTATATATAGGTATTTATAGACCAATTTTCAAGGTTTTGCAAGAAAAAAATGCGCCTTTAATGCGTTTTTTTTCAAAATAACCCCAAAGTGTGACATATTTGCAACACATTTTCTTAATAAAATCAAACACTTAGCTCGGCCCCCGGGCGCCCGTAAGTCATTGTATTCGTTGACTTATTCGGTCTTCATCACGCCAAATATCTTCATCTAATGGGTCATAGTGGTCTTGGTCTGGATAGCCGTCTATCCATTCTTCATCTTCACTAAACGCATAATCCCATTCTTCTGGCGTGATGCCAGTCATGATGAACTCACGCTCATCATCTGTCAGATGCGGCATCGCATCTTGTATCAGACGTCCACCAGACATCCACAAACCCATCTGGGCATCAGTGATATCGATGTCCCAAATACGAGTTTTGCCAGTGAGTTGTGATTTACGAGAAATAAGCATGAGTTCACCTCTTTAGAAAAAAATTGAAAAAGATAGCGAGAGCCTTCTATCATTGAAGTCTGTAAGGCTCTCGCTGAAACATTATTGCTTGACGACACCCATCAAAGCAACAATCGCTTCTTTAGTAGCACCCATCATACCAGTGATAGGGAAGTCAGAAGGTAGAGCATCTTCTAAATCGCGAAGCAATTCCTTCTTGGTTGGCTCGTCAGATTTACGAGCAGTCGCCTTTGGCTGGGCGACATAGACACCCTCGCGAACGAGCTTTGAGCGAACTGAGCGAACAGTTTTCCCAACAGCTTCTGCGATATCGTCAATCGAAGCACCATCTTGGTAAAGCTCGATTGCTTTGGCAGTCATTTCAGGGGTGTAGTTTACAGCTTTTTCAGACATATAATCCTCCATGTCTAAGGGGTTGAACATTTATTTTATAGATAGAATATATCACAAAAATATCTAAAAGTCAAGTCAGTAATTTGACATATTGCATCTTTTTGCGTCAATCTTTTGACGCTTACGATTGTATGCCTTCTTGGACACCACAACCTGTGGGCGAAATTCTTTCACCACACGAGCCAGCGGATTTCTTTTAGTGATCTTTGTTTTCTTCATCATGAGTTTAATATAGCATAAAAATAGAATCTTGCTTGTCTGTATGCGACCAATAGTGTTCAACACGCGACAAAATGCAAATAAAATATTCAATAAAATCAAAGACTTAGCCCGGCCCCCGGGAACCCCGCAACCTTTTGATTTTGTTAGTTATTTAGGCATCATAGCGTGTCTCTATGATAAATCTAATATCTTCGTCTGTTTCAATATCAGGCTCAAATAACACGATATTATCAACATCAGAACGAGTAGTTAGCTCATATTCACGAACAGAACACGGCTCAATAATTTTCCAATCCCAATGCTTTTTCACAGCGTATGCAGTCAATTCATCTTCACAGATATCAAGCTGTTCACCATGTGGGTCATACACAATCCAAACTGATTTTTTCATTCTTCATTCTCCTCATCTCTCAGTTCAAGTAAGGCATCTTCAGCCCAATCTAATAGTGTTGGCATAAAGTGTAATTCACCAACCTCTATTGCATCAATTAGTTTTTCCATCTGATCAGCAGATAGAGAACAGAGTTCAGCAAAAATTCTATCTTTATGTAGTGTCATTAGTATTCAGCTCCTATTTCTTCTTTTCCAGCATAATAGACTTCCCCATTTGAAAACATGACTTGATCTTCATAAGGACTTGCAATTTTGCGATAGAGTTCAATTTTGCAACATTCTAGCGCACCTATCATCTCATTTACATGAGCGTAGCGAATACCTTTCTCAACCAAATAGTTATCTATAAAAGTTGAAAATAGATAGTTCAAATCACCAGCATTTGAGGGCGTCCATGTAGAACCTTCTTCAGTTAATTTGTTGTGAATAATATCACGGCGTTTTTGTGGGATATAGGGCATTATGCAACCTCCAAGTTAAGTTCTTCAATCATTTGCGCTTTCTTGCGCTCAATTTCCATAGCCATCATAGCACCTTTAGTTAGGTCATTAACAGGCAACCAATGAAACCTTTCATAGTGAGTAAAGGCAACATCTGAAATTTCATTTGGCTTGATAGTCTTACAAGCACCAACAGCATAAACAGGTTTATCAAAACCAAAAGCCATTCCAATTTCGACCAACGCACCGCGTTGTTCTTCATTCATATCTTCACAATACAGCAAGACAAAATCTGAATCACGAACATCTTCATAGCACAGCTTCCAGAGCTGATCTTTTTTGTTTAAGACAAAATCTGAATCATTATCCAAATCAATCCAGCGAGCCTTGACTGGAAAGCCTTTAGCTCTCAGAGCTTGAAATTTTTCGTTATGCCAAACTTTTCCAGCGGTATAAAATGTCATCATTTTCTAATTCCTTCTTTTGTTTTCTATAGTATATATATAAGCATTTTTCACCCAAAAGTCAAGGGCAATCATCAATTTTTTTGCATTTTTTTCTCTTTTTTTCAAAAGTGTGACATTTATGCAACAGGCCCCGGGCCTTGTTTAAGACTTTGATTTACAACAAAATTTCACGAATCTGTAGTAGACCTACGACTTAAAATTGTAGAACTACCACCGGCGCCGATCAGGCGCGAGCTTGCGCCTATGGCATCAAGCCATAGAACGCGAAACCCCCAACCGCCAGATTGACAAACAGCAACGCCTTGTCATTTCTTTCGAGCGCGTGAAATATCCAACACATAGCCGCCAACAATCCAAACAATAAAGCGGTATGAGTAGGCGCGCCAATAGATAACAACGCCATCTGGATAATAACCAAACATGACCCAACAATTCCAAACATTAGCGAAAATTCCTAATTGCTAGTGTGGCAAAAGTGATGCCAGATAAAACCCCAATAATCATAAATGATATTGCAATCAAGCTGATTGCAGGATCATCAACCCATGATTTATAGATAATCGCGCCAAAGTGGATCAAGCCAAAGCTGGCGACAATTTCAATAAAACAAAACAAGCGAAACAATATAGACATTAGCGAAGCCCCAAAAACCAAAGAACAAACAACA